CTTCTTATACACGCAAAACGTTATACGCCAACTTTCTCCATATGCTCAAAGTACGTTATCCGCCTCCGTGTGACCAGGTATTCTTTGTCCGCATCTTTCAGCCATACATTTCTGGAATCTTCATCAATTACCTCAGCTCCTTCAATGTCAAATAAGGTTGTAATCATCCCGTACCTACTTTTGAATTTTATCGTAAAGACGAATCTCCCGAAATCTCCCGTTTTAATTCTATCACCCATTATTCTTTAGATATTTACCCACTTTAATATAGTTTTCATTGTGCTGACTTTTATACTATATGATTTTCCAAATACATATTTACCTTTCCATTCCCTGATTAAATAATGTCCTAATTTTAGATAATCATCTTTTTGATCTGTCAGGATTAACCGGCGAATTATTACAGCTGGTTCAAATCCCTTCTCTTTATCTTCAGTTAAAAAGCAATACTGTTTTGCCTTATCGCCGTCATTTGTCTTGCCCCTGATAATAAGCCTTTTCATATCTTTCATTTTAATCTTTATTAAAATCTAAAATGAATAAACAACAAATCAATTTCAGTCTTTCTTCCATCAGTAAAAAACGAGAATAAAGCTCTTTCTCCTTCTCCGATAGCAATAGTTAATACTGCAATATAAAATTCATCAACTAAATAGTTTCGGTTAATCCAAAACATAATAATATTAAAATTATAATCTTTCATCTCTCTTTATTTACTGGTTAATCAATTCTTGCATCATCAATTGTTTCATAAATATCATTAATTGTAATGATTGTACTTACAAGATTATCAACGCCAATCATTAATGCCTTTACGGCTTGTATTTCAGCTTCTTTTCTGGCAGAATATTCCGTCCAAGATTGTATAATGAATGGGAATGATTCTGTATCTTCCAAAGTTTCCCCGTTATCTTGTGCTTTATATTGAACCGTTACATATACATACCAATTTTTCATCTTATTTATCCTTTAAGTATTCATCAACTAAATCAATGTAATCTTTATCCTCAGGAAGCTTAACATTACAGTCACAACAAAATAATATCAATTCATCCCTTAATTCCTCCCTTATCCTATCTCGGTGGTATTGCTCCATGCAAGTTACTATTAAATCTTTATAGAAATTGACAATATCTTTATCATCAATCAAATCATATAGTCCTTTGAAATTTTCCTCAACAATTTCCTCCGCTTCCCGATGCTCTTTTGATGTTAGCAAATTATCGGCACTAATTCCGTTTTGCTGCCGGTTATTTTCCAGTGCTGCGAGTTCGGATTCAAGTCGTTTCCTCTTTTTGACCCATTTCTGATATTCTATTTTGTATGTCTCTTCAATAGTGCATCTTTCTGTGAATGGGATAATATGTTCAATCAACTGTTTCTGCTTTTCAATTATCTTGTCTTTCATCTCTCTGTTTATTTAGTTTATTTATTCTTGATCAAGGCCATATTTATTTATCAGTTCTGAAATATCAAGACGGCACTGAAGACAATAAAAATCACCATCATAAATACCTACCTGTTCTAAGTATTTTGTTCCTATCAATATTTTGAACTTTTCTGCCTTTGCTTTAGCAAGTATCCTTTTCTCACTAAATGGTAGATTGTAATCACTCATAAATTCCTGAATAGTATAACCATTGTTTATCCACTCAGATGCAGCACAATTATAAGTCTTACGTGCTGTTTTTATTTTTTCGTGTAATATTGTGTAGCTCATTTTATTTAGTTTATATATTTTGCAAATTTAACTTTATACATTTCAACTATCTCATCCATCTGCCTTTTTTGATTCTCACCGTAACAAATTATCTCGGAAAGAAAAGCAGTGATAGCAAGGTAAGAACCTTTTGAGGCCGTGGAGCCATTTAGAAGCGATTTAAGGATAGTTGTTTTTTCGACAAACCGCAAGTCGGTATTTCTGTTATACGCCCGCAAAACGATTAAAAACGCTATCAGGACGCAAAAGAATAGGATTGTTATCTCTTTCATAATGTCTGAAGTTTAAATGATTTTTTCAATTTTAATTCGTAAATGGTTTCCCGAAGATTACTTATTTCTCTTTTTAACTGTTGATTTTCAAACTTTAACTTTCTGTATTCTGTGATGATTAACTCCGTGCTGTCGTCTGCCTTTACTTTATTACCAGCTGGCATTAGTAACTCTATGCTGTCAATCTTACTCTTAAAATATTTATTCATCTCCATTTCATTCTTTACGCAACGTATAGCATGTAATACCGTGACCCTGTTTTTAATTCCAGGAAAGTAGGTTTTAATTTTCCCGTGTGAATATCCTGTTAGTTTTGATATGAAATACATTGATACCTGCCTTGTCTGTACTAATTCACCTCTCCGGCAGGTTGACATTACTTCTTCTTCAGGTACTTTAAAGTATCTCATCACTATTTGGATAATTTCTTCAGGAGTAGTCATAATTTACTGTTTTTGTTGGTTATGTGGAATAAAGGTGAACATATAAGTAGTTGGGCGCAATTAACGCCAGAATTGCCACCATCTTTTTTTAATTTCTACAACATCTACTCCTATTTCAATATTCTGCAACTTATCAAGAGTTGCTTGTAATTTCTTCGCTGCTATAGTAGCTTTTTCTATCTTTTTAATAGCCTCTTTCGAACTAACGATAATTTTCATTTCCATATTTAGTTTTGCCATAATTAACTGCGCCCAACAGCAAATAAAACCAAGCGGTGTTGAGTGCCTTATAAGTCGCTTGCCAGCTTTTAGTTAGTTCTTATCGGTAGATAAAGTTCTGGTTCTTTAATCACCGCCTGTTCTTATTTGCAGCCGTTAGCAACAAGGCTACATTTGTGGTTTAACCAAAGAAACAAATTGCCTATGTCCTTCTGTCCTTGTTTGTTCTGTCCAACCTAATTCTTTCAGTAAGTCATTACCTCTTACCCAACCACCCCAAGGACCACAAGCCCAATCGTGTTTTTTATAAGACACTGCCGTTTCATACTTCTTGCGGTCTTGTTCCGTCAATTTGTTTTGTTCTTCTAATGTAAGTTCCCAGTTATTCATAATTTTTCGTTTTTAAAACCGCCCAGTTGCTAACAATATGTATAGCAAATAAGCCAGTTAATTTTATATTTCAATTCAAAGTCTATAGTGTGGATTACTTGCCATACACTCAGCGTTAGCCGCAATACTAAAACCGGAAATACCATCTTCCGCATTCGGGACAAGTCCGATATGGCACACTATTTATAACATCACCTAAATTTTTTAACTCAGCCAGCACGATGCCTAACGCCTCTGTCAGTATTTTAGGTTCGTGAATCATATCTTCTCTTTTACCCAATCTCCATTCTTGATGGTATTCAAGTATTTCTATTGCTGTTTGTAATTCCATTTTCTATTTTCGTTTTTCAATTACTTTGTTCATAGCTTTTAAAAGGTCATCTATAAAGGGCTGATGAATCTTGGGTATTTTATTTTTACGAACTGTTTGGCGTGAACCAGAAAGCATCCGACTCATTGCTCCCCAATTTAAAAGGTCTTCTGATATCATTTTACTTTTATTTTAAATAAATCGTTAATCATTGAGTTAGCTAACGCTTTATCTCGTGTTTTTCTGGCTTCTTTAATATTAAAGGATGTTGTTTCATCTCTTTTTAATTCATTGCCTTGCTTGTCTTCAAAAATTAAAATATACGTTTTCATTTTCCTTATTATTATTGATTTATACTAATGCCATAAATGCTGTACCTTCATATTTTGCTTTTAATGCGTTGGTTATTTTATCTTCAGCTACTACTTTTGAATTATTAAAGTAAATATCGCTCATTAAAAAAGGTAACATACTTGCAGCTCTTTTTTCGCTCTTTACATTATTTCTAACCATTGCATTTAAAACTTCAACCATGAAATTTTTTAATGTGATACCGTTGAAAAATCTTTCGTTAGTTAATTCATTATATTTAGAAATAACTACTTCTCTGTTTTCGCTTAACCAGTTTTGTATTTCAAATTGTGCTTTCATCGTTGTATGTTTTATTGTTATTTGATGAAGTAAAGATAACGCATTTGTGTTACGCGTGCAAGTGTTTTTACAATTATTTTCACGCAATTGCGTTATTTATTTTAATTCTAAATAACAAATACCATCTTCCGCATTTTGGCAGTCTTTTACTCCGTACTTTGGCTGTTTTATTTTCATAGCTTTTCATTCATAAATACACATGGAGGAGTTGATAAGTGCAGTTTACCGAACCTGTCATAAAACACGTCTTTCATAAATCCAAAATCGAAATACTTCGTACATCTGCACTTTGGACATCTCCTTACCTTGCCCTCCTGATTCCAGGAATGACTAATACGGCACTTTACTTTTACATTCATCTGTGATAGTTGTTAATGCTTCATTGTGATATAGCGGAAAGCTCATACAAGCCCCGTTTCTGTTTTTTGCAATATCAAATACCATGACTCCTTCAGAGTAGTGTTCATCTCCATTAATTGTTACGCTTTTCATCCCGTAATGTGCCGGGCGATGCACAAAGCAAACGATATCTGCATCCTGTTCTATTGCACCCGACTCCCTTAAGTCTGACAGTCTTGGTTTTTTATCAGAGCGAATCTCAACCTCCCTGTTAAGTTGTGAAAGAGCAATAACGGGTACATTAAACTCTTTAGCTACTATTTTCAATCCCCTGGATATTTGGCTTATCTCCTGTTCCCTACTTCCTGCATCAGCTTTCATTAATTGTAAATAATCAACAATAACAAGTTTTATACCTCCTCTTACGATTAATTTTTTAACCTTGCTACGAAGTTCCATGATGCTCATATTTGGAGTGTCGTCAATGTAAATTGGCAAGTCGGCAATCTGTGATGACTGAACACCCAACTCCATTAAGTCAACCTTCCCGGCACGAAGTTCTACATTTGTTCTCCCGGATACAGAAGAAAGATACCTACCCGTTAGTTGACTCTCGGACATCTCAAGTGAAAACAATGCAACCGGAAAGTTTATCTCAGCACTTCCCCTTGCGAGTGCCAATGCAACAGCAGTTTTTCCCATAGAAGGACGACCGGCAATAATAATTAAGTCTTGTGGCTGCCACCCCCCTGTCATCCTGTCAATAGTTGTAAATCCTGAGCCAACACCGGAAAGTGATTTAGTCTTGTTGATTATCTTTTCAATCTCAATTAAGTATTCGTCCACCAACTTATCTATTCGTTTAGGTTCTTTGTTTTGATTGAAATTCGAAATATTTAATAGCTTCGTTTCCGTGAACTCGACAACATCACTTAAATCTTCCATGTATGCCATGTTGGAAAGCTCACACCCTGCTTTAATATATTCCCGTAAAATGTATTTTTCTTTAACAATAAAAACGTATTTCAAAAGGTACTGATCCGTTACTATGTTCTCGGTTCTTTTTGTAAGTCCTAAAATACCTCCGAAGTTTTCCAGTTGTCCTTTTACTTTTAAGTAATCGCAAACAGAAATTATGTCCGCTGTGCCTGTCTTTTTTGCAACTTCATAAATTGCTGTGTAAAGTTGTTTGTTAGATTCAACATAAAACATATCCGGTGTGAGAATGGTTATTATCTCATTTATAGATTCAGGATTAACCAGGCAGGTTCCTATGATTGCCTGTTCAGCCTCTATTGATTGCGGAAGCATTTTATCGTTCATCGTGGATTCATTAAGTCAACTTTACTATTACCAAAAGAAGCAGTTGCTTCTGTTTTTTGTTCTTTCTTATTCCTTTGTTCCCATGTTCTTATAGCTGACTGCCAATCTTTCATTTTATCCTTACCAACTTTCCATCCCCTTGTCTGATACCAATCATAAAAGTAATTTGCATCAATACCATTATTTCTTTCTTTACAATATTTGGTTATTAAAAAAACAGGAGGTGGTATTATATATCTTTCTTTATCTATACCAATACCATTATCACTATCACTATCACTATCAGCCCCGACTGGGTTTTTGGGGTTACCATTCAACCCACTGGGTTTTTTGGGTTTTTGTTTTGGTCTACCTCCTTTTTGCCCGTTCTCTTTGTTTCTAAGGCATATAGACTCATATCTTTTCAAATCTCTTTTTAATGATTGTTTAATTGGTTCGAATGCTATCTCTAAAATAAAGTCACTTAATACTGGGTTTTCATCATTGACATAAGATAGTATATGTTTGAATAATATACCGGCCTGTTCATCTGTTAATTTTTTAACTGTATGGTGAACGTCTGTATATAGTAAAAAAGACTTTTTATTTTCGGCCATAACCTACGCTGTTATTAAATGAGGACACCCGGTGTCGTAGCAACTATCCAGGAGGAGAGTTCACCGGGGCCTCAATATTTTAATAGTATGTAATTTTATTTTTCATCTGAATAATTGCTACACTACAAATATACAACTAATTTTTTACAATGCAAATTTATTTTCAATTATTTTTATTTCCGGACGGGATATGAATAAGTCCAACTGATTGACATGATTCTGAACTCTGTTACGCATTGCATCAAAATAGTCGCTGTCAAGTTCAATCCCCGTAAAATCGAATCCACCGTCAATGCAAGCAATAGCAGAACTGCCACTGCCTAAATGCGTATCGAGTATTGTGTCGCCTTCTTTAGCGTATCTTGATAATAAATGCTTGTATAACATAATAGGCTTGTGGCAGGGATGTATTCTTTTTTCGTTTAATTGCTTATTTGCCTGATGTGTTGAGGGTTCTAAAAATGACTTAGCCTGTTGCATCCCAGCCCAAAGCAAGTCAAATTCATAAGTATTATCTATTAAACTACAATAAGCCATTTCGTATTTTTTAAAACTCATTCCTTCTGGCACTAATTTATTCCATTTAATTCTTCCAATTCCGATCGAGGTCAAATTAAAATATTCAATACCAAAAATAATCTGATGCTTAGTGACTCTAAATAATTCATTAAAGTATTCTGCAGTCGGTACTTCTTTATCCCAGTCGCCTTTAATTAAAGTTATCATTTTATTTTTATTTCAATTATTTTTCAATTCTTCTATTTTTTCTTTATATGTTTTAATTATTTTAAAAATTTCCTGCGGTCACCCATTAAAAAAAAGTTATGTATTAATTGCATTTCTGATTTAGAGATGGAGTTGTGGGCTTTTTCATGACATTTACGGCATAATGACATAAGGTTCTTTATTTCATCTTTACCCTTCCCTCTTCCCCAAATATGATGTATATCAACAGCAGGTCGAGTGCATGCCTCACAAGGTATTTCTTCCTGTGTTACATAATCAAAATGCTCCATATATATTTTAACGTGTGGCTTCATATCTTCTTATTAGCGTAAATAAATTTGAAGTTCTTTCTGAACCATCTGCGGATGAGCTTGTAAAGTAGTTTCATGGCTCGAGTTTAGTTTTGAAATGTTCAATCAATTTCTCCATGTGATGCAAGTAATGAATCTCCGATGAAGCGAAACCCTCAGGCTTCTGTTTCCATATAAGATAAAGAACTGCCTTTAGTCGCTGTGATGGAGACTTGCCAGTGTCGTTATACTCAACTTTCAATGAGTCAATTTCTGACAACTCTTGTGTTGCCAGTGCATCTGGAGAAAAAGCCAGGAAGCCAACTTTTTGAAAAGAATATTGGATATTAGCCACTTGTTCTGGAGTTAATTCTCCAGTTTCAAATGTAATTTTTAGTCCTCTATCCTTTAGAGATCGAAAAGATTCAAGAATTGCCGGAATTTGAAATGTCTTCATTTGCTTTTTTATTTAGTTTTCTTTGTATCCATGATTTTTTCACTGCTTCACTTAGTTTTATTCTTGTTTCATCTGACGGTATTTTACCTTTATGTGATACGCTTAATTTTCTTTTATGTTCTTCTGAAAGTGGTTTATAAGGTCTGCATCCATATTTATTTCCTAAATGAGATACACTTATTTTTTTCTTCCATTCATCTGTATAAACTCTATTTTTCAAGAACTCAATAAATCTATCTGGCATTTTTCTACCCCTCAACTTTAAACATCTTTTTTCAATAGTTTCATTAGACTGCTTAATGCCAAGTTTTAAATTTCTTTGTTTCTCTTTTGTTGCATCTGATCTCTTAACACCAAGTGGACTTGTTGCACTTATAGAAGAATTAAAGTATGGACTTAATGTATCCATAAAATATTGTTCTCTTATAGTTAAATAAGCAGGCATACATGGTTCAATAACGGTAAATATCAAATCATTTTCTCCATACTTATTAAAGTGCCTTTGAAGTTGTATAGAATGATGCTTATTTAATCTAAGTACCCTTAAATGTTCATACCATCTTTTATCAATATCATTTGAACTGCCGATGTAAATACGTTCAGTTTTAACCTTACTCTGAATACAATAAATTCCAGTCATTATCCAGTTTATTTAATTACCAGAACAAAAAGAAGTCGGAAGGGAGTTCTGGTTTCCCGTTCACTGAGTAGCTACTCTCAATTATCCGACTCCAAATATAATTAATGTTTTTCATTTAAACTAATTTATATAAAAATAAATCATAAGGATCGTATCTGTATATATTTACTTTCCTTTTACTTGTTTGCTTCCATGTATTTTTATGACTTATTCCCATTCTATCACCTATTTTAATCCATCCCATGGTTTGCCAAAATAAATTACTTGGTAAATCATCAGCACAACCGCAAGAGAATGAATGAGTATAAATTATTTTAGCATATTCAATCACGTTATCTAAAAGTAATTTCCCTCTCAACATTAATCGTGCATCAACCTGTAAGCATATTTGAGCAATTTTCCCATATTTCCAAACTGCATTATATTGACCAAATGAAGCTAATACAAAACCTACTAAATCACCATTACAATCACAAACCCATATCTTATCATTACACTTATCTGACCATCTATCACCTTTTTTAATTCCAGTTATTGCAGACTCATAAGCCATTTTAGGAATAAATCCAATACTTTGAGATTCTTTTTTTGATAGATCAATAATATAAGGTAAATCTTTAAGCGTTGCGAATCTTACACTTCCGGTTTCAATGGATATAGTTTTATTTAACTCCATTCTTAAACATATTAATTAAAGTACCAATTAAGAAACAAATAGAACCTATAAAATATAAAATGTTTGCCATGTTTCTAATTATAAATTGCTTTAATGAACGGTAACTCTCAAGTCCTACTGGTAATTGATATGTCTTCATTGCTAAAAGGGTAATGAATCATCATTTGCACCAGGTAACTCATTTATATCAGACTTTTGGTACTGCCCCTGCTTATCAGGTATGGGTTCTTTCTTCTCCTCTTTTGGGATGTAGAACTTGGCGTTTCCGATATAGAGTTTTGATTCTCCTTTTTTAGTACTCTGCTCAATGGAAAGATTATTTCCGTACTCGTCCGGATCCTCGTTGAACCAAACAGTTATATCCATCCATTTACCTGTTTTACCTTCAAAAAGTTTTGACTTGTCAATCTTTGAAAAGTTAATTTTGCCTAAAAATAATTTATTCATATTAATGTTTTTTTACTTGGTTTTGTTTTAATGCGTTTACTATTGCTGTATATTCGGCAAGTGATAAGTCAGGATTCAGTAATGCTTTTTCCGCACTTACTTTCTTATCTTCAGGAAGTGTTGACGTTCTTATAAGTTCATCAGCTCTGCCTATCATAACAGATGTTACCTTTTCTTTCTGGCTTCCGCTATTTCCATCATCATCTTCGTCAATATTCAAACCTAGAACAGCACCCAAAGCATAACGTCTCTGATAGGTAATTACAGAGCCGGCACCCTGGGGGTCGTGTTTGGTTGGCTCCATCTCATAGGATTCAGCCAACCACTCACCTGATGAGTGCATTAACATAGTCTCAAGGCCATATTTGCCTTTTGGAAACTGCACAAATGAAAGGCCATAACTTGTTAATGGTTCTCTAATGACAGACAATATGTCTGCCAAACTTGCATATTTGGATTTAAAGAAAGGGTTTGTTTCACCCTTCTTAATTGT